ATTGGTCCTGCCACATTAGCAGCGGTTCAGTCAATCAGTCCCATTGACTTATCGGCGCAAATCTGCGATAATAGGCTGGCCTTCTTGCAGTCTTTGCCAGGGTGGGCACATGATGGCCATGGTTGGGGCAACCGGGTTTCTTTTGTTAAAGATATTTCTGCAAAAATGGCCGAATAGGTGACTCGATGGCGACCGCTCTAACTTACAATGATTACATCACTCAAGTTTCGACGATGTCGGTCGTTCCATTGGATCCAACGCAAACTTCCCCTGTTGCGACAACCGATCCAAATTTTCAAGCAATCATTCCTTCAATGATCAACTATGCGGAAGATCGCATTCAACGCGATTTAGATTTTTTATCGACCCAAACCTCGATCGTTTATACTTCAGGCCCAGGCGGGGCTTCTCCCCTTATTTTTGGAAGCAGTTCGGTTTTTTCAATTCCATTGAGTAGTTTTATTACGATTCAAACACTTCAAATTTCGGTCGCTGGGACATCGACTGATTATTCTCCTCCGCTTGTTCCAACGTCAAAAGAGTTTATTCAAAATGTTTATGGATACAATTCTTCGGTTCAAGGGACCCCGCAATATTTTGCCATGTACGGGGCCGATGGAACATCGCCTTTGAATTGGCAAATTTTGCTTGGGCCGACTCCGGATCAGGCTTACGATCCATTGGTAACTGGAACAATTCGATTTACGCCAATGGATTCGACCAATAGCGGAACAAACACGACGTTTATCAGCACTTATTTGCCCGAAGTGTTCATCATGGCCTCAATGATTTACATTTCAGCATATCAGCGCAATTTCGGTCGCGAATCCGATGATCCGCAGATGGCGCAAAGCTATGAAAACCAATATCAGGAATTGATAAAGAGCGCGACCGTTGAGGAGTTCCGCAAGAAATTCCAGTCATCTGGTTGGACGCCATATTCGCCTTCACCTGTTGCTACACCGACGCGGGGATAATACATGCCACACGCGACGATGAAGCTGATCCCCGGTATTGATACCAACAANACGCCTGCCTTNAATGAGGCGGCGTTTTCTCANTCNCAGCTGGTTCGCTTCATTCCTGATCGNAATGGGATGGGATTGATCCAAAAGCTTGGAGGTTGGGTAAATTGGTCACCGTCAGTTGTGATACCAAAAATCACCGAACTTCGTCCGTGGGAAGATTTGAACGGCAATCAACGTCTTGCTGTGGGCGCTGACAATAGCTTGTCATACATAAACAATTCAACAAAATCTCTTATTAATATCACCCCTCAGACTGCAACGAGCAATGCACCTGCAGCTCCGGGTTGGACGCCAACATTTTCAAGCAATCTTGTTTCTCTGTCTCTCCCAAGCGTTACCAGCGGTACATCATCCGCTGGCATTGGAACGCTTACCTTTTCATCGCCTCATGGGATGACCAATGGCGATACCATCGTCATTGCCTCATATTCATCAACAAGCTGGAATGGAACATTTCAGGTTACAGTCATCGCAACAAATGTCCTGACAATTGTCGGCCCAACAACCGNATTGTCTGGATCAGGTACGATCACAACATCATTAATTGTTGGTACGCCGGTGATTTTTGAAACGACAGGAACGCTTCCGACAAGTTTATCGACATATTCTGGCGCAAAGCAGGTTTATTATGTTGCCGCATCACCTGCACCGACCACGACAACATTTGCACTTACAACAGTTCCCGGAATTGGTGGATCTCAAGTAACATTTAGTGGTTTAGGGACCGGAACTATCACTGCAACTGTTCCAATTGCCACGACCGTTTCAGGGTCATCGGTTGTAACGATTTATGATACCGGTTTAGGTTTCCAGAGCAACGTTTCATTCAGTAACAGCGGATCAAGTCCGGTTGTTATCACGGCTGGCTATGCGCCTGTGGCAAACACTGCAGTTGTTTTTTATCCTACCGGCGGAGCATCAAGCTTGCCTTCAGGCATTGGAGTGACGCAAGGCGTAACATATTATGCTCAACCGTTAACATCGACGAAATTTAATCTTACTGATGCCAAGACGAGTGGATCGTTTAATTACATCACATCCACAGGTGGCAATGCCAATATGTTTGCGCCGGATCAAATCCGTCAAAATTTCAATGTTTTGGTTGAAACGCCCATCAGCATATCAAATTTGCTAATTTCGGGGGTTTATACCGTAACAACCGATACGCCAACGTCTGGTTTATTCAGCATTTACACGATTGATACCGGGATAAATGCGACCACTACGACGGGCGTATCAACAATTCCAACATTTACACCTGATTATAATGGGTCTGCAGGCTTTTCCGATGTCACTGTTACCGAAATAAATCATCCATATGTTACCGGCTCAACGGCNACATTCCTTGTNCCTACNACAGGATCNGGGCTGACAATTTATGGAAATTATCCAGTAACCTATATTAATTCAACTCAATANCGGATTACGGCATCAACNGCTGCGACATCAGNTAANGTGTTCGCAATGAATTATTCGGATGCCGCTTTTCAGTATTTTTTCAATATTGGATCGGCATCTGCTGCTTTGGGTTATGGTAGCGGTGGCTATGGCTCAGGTGGTTATGGTGCGGGTGTTCCTGCGTCGTATCCAACGGCCACGCCTATTACGACATCGGACTGGGTAATCAACAATTTTGGCGAAATTCTTTTGGCCAATCCGCAAGGTGGCGCAATTTATTATTGGTCACCCACGAACAACACGACAACAGCATACCTTCTGCCCACGGCCCCGATAGCTAATCAGGGATTTTTTATTGCCATGCCTGCGCGTCAGGTTGTGACATATGGGTCAACCGTCACTGGTACTCAGGATTCTCTTCTTGTGCGTTGGTCAGATGCAGGGGACGCTACAACTTGGATTGCGGCAGCAAACAACCAAGCCGGTTCCTACCGCATTCCAGAAGGATCTCTTATTGTCGGTGGTATTCAAGGCCCACAACAGGCATTGCTTTGGACAGATTTGGCCGTGTGGGCGATGCAATATGTCGGCCTTCCCAATGTGTATGGGTTTAACAAGATCGCTGACGGTACTGGTTTGATTGCCAAAAAAGCCTGTGGCCTGATGAATGGCATCACTTATTGGATGTCTCAGAACAAATTCATGAGCCTTAGCAGTTCTGGTCCAGAACCGATCCTTTGTCCGGTTTGGGATAAGGTCTTCCAAAATATCAATCCAAATTATTATGAAACGATCCGTTGCGCAACGAACAGCACGTTCGGCGAAGTGACGTGGTATTATCCTTCATTGAATAATTATCCTGTCAGCGGTTTGGTTGCCGGTCAAAATTATGTGATTTCATATGTCGGTAAAACGGACTTCACGCTCATCGGCGCATCGAGCAATACCGTTGGCCTCGTTTTCACGGCCACTGGGCCGGGAACCGGAAATGGAACAGTAAACACCACCGAGAACGATTCATACGTCAAGTTGAATATTGCCACCCAACAATGGGATTATGGCTCATTGGATCGCATTGCATGGACCGATCAGTCCGTTCTTGGATCACCAATTGGTGCTGGGTCGAACGGTCTCATTTACCAACATGAAATTGGGTATGATGCTGACACATCTCCGATGATTTCATCGTTCCAGACTGGTTACATTGAATTGAATGAAGCCGATAATCTGATCTTTGTCGATCAGATTTGGCCAGATTTCAAATGGCAGACGGCAAACGGATCCACGACGCCTTCCACTCTATACATCACGTTTTACGGTGCAAATTATCCCGGCGATAAACCGACCGTATATGGTCCGTACACCATGAACCAAGGCATCGAATATCTCAGCGTTCGCATCAGAAACCGCTTAATGTCGATTGCCGTTTCAACCGCTGATGCAAACGGAAATGCAGGATTAAACACTTTTTACCGAATTGGTGCAGTGCGATATCGTTATCAGCTGGATGGGAAATTCTAATGGCCAGTCTTGACGACATCCTCACAACACAGAAAAACGGTGTTCAGGGCATTAATGGCATCGTAAACGGCACAACCGTCTTGCGGGCACCAAT